TTATTTTACGTACACCGCGCCGTGCCACTCCAGGGCAATCCACCCGCTGGGTATCAGACCCCACCAATCGGAGCCGGCCCGCCGCACCTGCGACACGGTGACGCGGGTTCCGGGGAGCAGCTGCCCCTCGTCGTTGGAGTGCCTCTGGCCGTCGGGGGTCAGCTCCGCCTTCGCCTTCTTCCGGCTGTCCGTGCCCGGCCCCGTGCGCACATTGAGCGCCGACGCCTTGGTGACGTAGGTCTTGCAGACGTACTTGTCGGCCGGGTCCCTGGCCGCGCCCGGCAGCTCCGGCTCTTCCGCCGTCAGCGCGCGGTTCACGGCCGCCTGCACCTCGTCCGGGTCGAAGCCGGCGGCCTTGAGCTTCTCGCGGCGCTCCTGGCCATTCCCGTACTTGCCGGCGATCACGTCCGCCACCGCCTGCGTGAGCGCGGTGCCGGGGAGCATCACCTGCGGCGGGGCGGCCGCCGTGGCCCCGGACACGACGATAACCGTGTGGGCGTTGCTGACGAAGATGGAGCCGGCGGTGGCCTTGGCGAGCATCTGGGCGTAAGTAAGCCCCCTGTGGACGGTCACCAGGCCCGTCTTCTCCAGGCGCTCCGCGAGGTTGCCGGTGTAGGCCAGGTTGCCGCCGGCGTACATGACGGCCTTTTCCGCCCCCGCCGCGATGGCGCAGACGCTCGCCAGGCTGGAGCAGTCGCACTCGCAGTCGGTCGTTATCTTGGCCAAGTCCCAGCCCGCCGCCTCCGCGAGGGGCAGGATGGTGTTGCGCTCATCCATGTCGTAGCCGATGTGGCGGTTGCCCACGGCGCCCTTGGCGGCGTTGGCACAGCGGATGCCGCGAGCTGCGTCCTTCCACACGACCAGCGTGTGCCAGTTCGCGTCGTAGGCGGCGCGGATGTTGAGCTCCGTGCCGGACTGGTTGCCGGCCTTGCCTCCCCTGCCTTTTCCTCGCTCGTCGATGGACGCCTGGGCTATCTGCACGACCACGCTATTCGCCCCTCTTGCCATTTCCGATCTTCGGCAGCGCCGCTCCGTTGTCCACCTCGGGGATGCCCTTGACGCTGAACGCAATTGACAAGACAGCGCCCCAGCACATTGCGCCGGCAATGTAGAGCCAGTCGAGGTCGGTGATGCTGATGATGTTCGACCCCATCAGGATGATCAGCACTTCCGCAGCCGTCTTGGCTGCCCGGATAGCTGCAGCCTCGACCCATGCAGCGATTAGATCCTTTTTCTGCGTTTTCTCCAGTTTCTCTTCCATCTCTCGTCCTTTCTAGTCGTTTTCTATGGGCTCGCCCTTGATGGGCACGCGCTCGTTCAGGTTCCGCATCACGGCGTGGATGTAGTGGTTCCCGCCGCGCGCGAAGTAGTGGTCCGCCAGATCGTTGGCGCTCTCCAGCTCCTTCGGCGTTATGTAGCCGCGCTCCGTCGCCGTCTTCTCGATGGCCACGATTTTGTTTTTGAGCTTCGCCACGGTCAGGCTGCGCTCGTCGGCCATCTCCGTCTCCAGCTTGTCGATGCGGCCGTCCAGCTCGTCGAAGCGGGCGTTGAGCCGCCGCTCCATCTCCCCTATGGCCGAGGGCAGCCCCATCAGGTCGGTGTGCTCGTCCGCCAGGCGCTTGGCCTTGTCGCGCTGCCCGCGCACCCACCCCGCCACCCATCCCATGACGCCGATGCATGTGGTCGCAATGATGGAGGGGAGCGCGGACTGGAAAGATTCGATCACTGGTGAAATCCTTTCGAGAACGGAGAGCCGGCATGAACGCAGAAGAAGCCATGGCCATGCCGCTGGGGGCCATCGCGATGAACCACTACCTCCCTGAGAAGCGCCGCCGCCGGCGCGCCAACACCGTGGACGGCTACGAATCTTCCATCCGCTGCCACGTGCTGCCCCGATGGGGCAAAAAGCTCCTGGGCAAAGTGACGAGGGACGACGTGCAGGAATGGGTGGACGAGCTGGGCGGGACGCCCGCCGGCCCCGGAGGCACCGAGAAGGCCTACAAGTGCCTGCGGCAGATCGTCCGCTGGGCGATGGACAAGTGGGGCATCTACATGGCCGACCCCACGCGCGGCATCGAGCTGCCGCGCAAGCGGGCCTACCGCCCCGAGACTCTGACCCAGCGGCGACTCAAGCGGTGGATTCGGGGCATGGTCGGCTGCGAGTGCGAGGCCACGGCCATACTGCAGTCGGCCCTGGGGTGCCGGCCCGGCGAGAACTACCACCTGGAATGGCCCGACATCAACTGGCGGACAGGGGCCGTGCCCCTGGACGGCTCGCTGCAGGAGACGTCCGAGGGGCTGATGGACTATCCAACCAAAACCGCCAAGGGCGAGCGGACGGGGTACCTACCGCCGTGGGCGCTCGACAGGCTGCACCAGATTTGGGTGGAACTGGGGCGGCCCAAGGGGCGCATCATCGGGTGCCTCTCTCCCTCTCAGGTGGCCTACCGCATCAGGGCCTGGGCGGAGAAGCGCCGGCTGCCGAAGGTCACGATGAAGAACCTGCGGCACACGTGGGGCACCCTGGCCGCCCAGGCCGGCGTGGCCATACAGGATTGCGCCGCGATGATGGGGCACTCCGACATACAGACGACCTACCGCTACTACTACGCGCTGACAGCGGCCCAGGCAAGGCGGGCGCAGCGCAAGGTGGCCCGCGCCGTGATGGGCAAAACCTGCGAGGACATGTACGCCGGCGTCAATCTGCGGTTCACGAGCGTGCCCGCCCCCATGGCGAGGGCGGCATAGGCATTCCTTATCCCAGGCTAAAAAGCAAAACCTTCTAAAGCCAATCAACGGCCAGGCGAAGCCGATTTACTGGAGCATGCACCAGGACTCGAACGGCGTGAGCAGGTTGGTGCTCTACTCCGAGGCAAGCGGTGCCGGCTCCGCTTCGTACGGCAATGGCGCTGTTGTGAACAAGCCGCCCTTCGTCACGCGAACCGTGAGCCGGGGCCTGACGGTAAAGGCGAGCAGCTACGGAAACGTGGCCATCAGCCCGCCCGCCGTTGCCGGGTACACGTTCCTGGGGGTTACGGGCGTTGGACACAACTCCAGCTCGAGGTTGAACATATTCGGATTTTCGTCAAGCTCGATCGGATTCCACAACTGGACATCGGGCGACTTGACCGCGACCATCACCATCACGCTGCTGTACGGCCGCAATGGTTCCTAGGGCATTCCTTATCCCAGGTATCGAAAGCCGCGCGCGAGGGTTGGGTTCCGCGCCTTTACTGGTACTCGAATTGGCCATGGAACAAGCCCGCCTCCATGCACGCGTGGGGGCGGTTCATCGTGTTGGAAAAAGATGTGGGGCTAGCGACCGAGTACTACGCCATAGGCGTCTCCACCAGCCAACTGTTTTTCGGCGCGAAGACGGAGAAGGCTGGGTCGTTCACGTGGTACAAGGCCACGGCCACTGCCGTCTAGGAGCCGGGCCGCCCCCGGTCATCCGGATGTCAGGCGGACGAATCGCGCTGTATGAGCTCGCCGTCGTTCTTCGCCGTAATCCCGTACATCTTGCCGGTTTCGGTCATGACGGCGAGCGCCCAAAATACGCCATTGGGCTTTTTGCAGCACAGGGCGTCGAACCCCGGCGAGCGCGACCACACCGCGCGGACAACCGAGAGCCCCGTGGGTATGTCGCTGAACACTCGTTTGATGACCGGAAGCGGCGTGCTCTCGCCCTCGTTGGTGTAGCAGGTGTACTCCTGAATAACTTGGGATAAGGAATCCCGGACATCATTGATTTGCTTCGAAAGGTCGGCGTACAGGCCCTCGATGGTGTGGCTCTCCTGCAGGAGCATCTTCGGCTCCTGGGGGTTGATGCCGTTGATGGCCACGCTGCAGATGGGCATCTCGGCCACGGTGTCGCCGGCGTTGAGGTCGCCTTCGATGTGGCCGGGCACGACCGCCGTCCCGGTGGTCTCCTCGCCCTTGATGGCGCGGAGCTCGCACTTGTAATCCGGGTACGTCTCGATGTGCGCGACAATCAAGTCCACCCGGTTGTACCCGGGGATGCCGTTGTCTATGTTGACCTCGGCGTAGTCCCCGGCCACGGCCCAGCGGTAGCCGCAGCACACGGCGTCCCCTCCGAGGACGCGCACCGTGTTCGAGTCGATGAGGGTGCAGGCCATCTTGCTCTTCGTGGGCAGCACGTAGCTGGCAGGGCCGAGCGTCCCGGCGTTGTAGCGCGCGTCGTTCTCCGGCGAGATGTGCGGCTCGCCGGCGTGCGCGGTGATCAGATGCAGAGACCCTTCCATCATCGACGCCCTTTCTCCATGTACTCGGTGAGCTGCGCCGCGAAGGCCTGGTGCATCTCCTTCCACACTTTGGCGCACTTGGGGCACAGGGTCGCCTTCATCTTCACCCCGTTCTTGTCGGTGTACTCCGCCGACAGCCACCTTCCGCGCTCCTTGTCGTTGGGCCCCAGGTACACGATGGGCAGCTCTCCCCCGTCGTGGTTGGCCTCGGCCCTGTCGCACGCGAACCGCGTGTAACCGTCTTCAGTAGCCATCGCTAAACCTCCGTTTCAGTCTTGGTCTCGTACTCCACGTGACCGTCTTTCAGAATCGCTATCTTCTGGGCGATCGAGGTGACGACCGAGAAGCCCTCCTCCACGGAGGAGCCGCCCACCACGTCGTCTATCTCGTACGCCCCGCTCTCTTCCGAGCGCATGGTGCAGGAGGAAAGCTCCCCCTGGCACTGCTCCAGGAACTTCCGCCCGTCCTCGCGGAGGGCCGTCGCGTCGGCGCTGGGACTGTCGTAGACCGCCCCGTTGTAGTCCTGGCCGAACAGCGTCTGCACCTCGCCGACCCTCCCCTTCGCGTCCGCGTACAGGTCTACGATGGTCCTGTTCGCGAGCTCGCCCGTACCCATGCAGTGCAGGTGGTTGACGGGCCGGCCCTTCGTGATGGAGAAGGCGTGGGACTCCCCGTCCATGTAGTTGTCCACGTAGTTGCCGCGCGGGACGGCCGAGAGGATGACGCGGCGGTCGGCGCCGCTGTATCGAATCTGCAGCTTCGCCCCCGCCGACAGGAGCATCTTGCGCATCGCAGTCCACCCGCCCATCTCGGAGCCGAGCCGGCTGAAGCGGTGGCCGCTGACGCGGAAGCCGCTGTCCGCCGCGGAGGCCTTGAAGATGTAGCCGAGGTTCAGCCTGGCCACCAGCATGGCCAGAATCGCGTTGCACTCCCCGGAGGCCTCCAGGTAGTCCTTGCCCTTGTCCGGCACCACCAGCGCCGACTCCAGCACCCCGTGCCAGGTTCTCCCGCCGATGGTCACGGTGTCCTTGGACGTGTCGACCGTCAGGGAGTCGACGATGCCGCCGAACTCCGAGTCCTCCATCATCACGTAGCAGCCCTGGGCGGTGCCCGTCCCCTTCGGGATATCGAGGGAGAAGTCGACCTCCCCCTCCACCTGCACGAAGAACTGGCCCTCGGCGAACTCGTAGATGCCGCGCTCCCGCCCGTAGCGGTCGGCCCAGAACAGCCTCACATCGCAGCCCATGCCGGTGCGCTCCTCTCCTCGAAAAGCTCCACCTCGATGGCGTTGTTGCCGCCCCAGGCCGCCGTGTGCCTGCCGGGCGGCACGGTCGCGAAGATGTAAGCCCCGGCGCTCCTCTCGCCGTCCGAGAGGGCCGAGGTCTCCGTGCCGTCGCTGTGGCGGATGACTATCTCCTGCTTCGGGCCGAACCCGCGGACGAGCAGGAGCTGCCCCCGCTCCACCGACCGGTGAACCTGGTAGCGGTTCTGCCCGATGCGCAGGTACGGCTCCGTGGCCGGCCCGGCGAACGCGATGTTCACCTTCGCCGCCGTGGGGAACGGGTTGGCTATCTGGTCCATGTTGTCGGAATGGCGCACGTAGTCGTACGGGTAGTCGCGCGGGTAGTCGAGGGTGCCGGCGATTTCGCCGCTGCCGCCCGTGAGCGTGTAGCGCTTCGACCGCACCCAGTACGGCTGGTCGGTCACGAGGGTGCACTCGTAGACCGCCTGGCTCTCGTACTTCAGGGCCTCGGAGACCTCGTACGACAGGAAGAAGCAGCTGATGTAGGACTGGCCCACCCACAGCTTGCCCGGCTTCAGCTCCCGCGCGTCGTAACTGATGATGTCCAGGAACCTGTCGCGCTCCGCCAGGCTCCCGCCGCGCATGAACACGGTGAGCCCTATCTCCCTGATGGAGCGGGAGATGCCGGTGATGCGGCCGCCGGTCGAGCGGTACTCCTGGTCCAGGTCGAAGAGGTTCGAGCGCCCGTACTGGAACGGGGCCTTGCGGCCCCAGAAGACCACCTCGTCCCCGTTCGACCCGACGTAGCGCATCTTGACCTTCATCGCCCCACCTCCTTCTTGACGAACCGCCCTATCGCCCGGTCGTCCAGCACCACTTCGGCGGCGGTGTTGTCGCTGATGACCCTCGGCAGCTCGCGGCGCATCTGCTGCACCTGGAAGGCGAGCTCCTGCACCGCCCTGTCCGACTGCGGGTCGCGCGTCACCTGCACCGTCTGGCGGACGCTCTCCAGGCTCTCCGCGCGCACCGTGGCGTTGGCCGCCATGTCGGAAACGCCGAGCGCCGCCGACATGGCCCTCTTCTGCTCCTCGGCCGCCTTCTCGGAGGCCATGCGGATGGCGGGGAGCGCCTCCAGCATGCCCTCGGCGTAGTTCTCCACCGAATGGCGGCCCCATCTGATTTCGCCCTCGCCGCCCTCGTGCAGCGGGCCCTCTTTCGCGATGGTGTGGCCGAGGACGGATTTGACCCATTCGCCCACCTTGCCCAGCGCGCTCATGAGCGTGGACTTGGAGCTGGAGTTGGCGATGCCGCCGGCGTAGTTCTCGGTGGTGTGCTGGCCCCAGAGCGGGGCGCTCTTCTTCACGCTCTCCAGTTTGTCCTGGACTGCGTTGCCGACGGTCTTCGCCTTGCCGCCGGCGTACGAGGCCTTGCTTCCCACGCCTGTGCCGAACGCCGCGGCGCCGGCGATGCCGGTGGTCTGGCCGGCGCCCGCCAGCTTCGCGAACTCCAGGGCGGCCGCGCTCGCAACGCCGGACGCCGCCGCCGTGACCTTCTGCCGGCCGCCGCTGATGCCCCCGGCCATCGCGGCCGGGCCGTCCGAGCCGGCCCTCTTGTTCTCGGTCACGAACGACTGCAGCGTCTTGCGAACGGACTGCACGGAGCCGTCGTAGCTGGAGACTATGGCCGAGAGCTGCTCGTCGGAGAGCGAGCCCAGGTCTTCCAAGGACACGCCCATGTCCTCCAGGTCGGCCTCCACGGCGTCGGCCTCCGCGCCGACCTTCTCCGCCATGGACTGTATGGCCATGGAGACGGCGTCAGACGCCCCCTGGGCCTCCGTGGCGGCGTTCTCGCGGGCGAGGTGCATGCGGGTCACCAGGGCGTCCCCGGCGGCGGCCCCGGCGGCGTCGTACTCGGCCGACAGTTGGGCCAGCTTGCCGGTCGTGTCGTTTTTGAGGTCCTCAAGCACGCCCGCGTACTCCGGCCCCATCCCCGCTATGTAGTCGATGAACCGCCGCTCCGACTCGCTCGCGGCCCCCTCGTAGAGCGCCGCGAGGTTCTGCGACCAGTTCTCGGTGGCCTTTCGGTTGTGCTCCAGCGTCTGGAGCATCTTGTCGAGCGAAACGTCCTGCTTTTGCTCGATTTCGTCGAACGCGTTGCACGTCTTGCTCGACAGGTCCTCGAACGCCTTGGTGAGGTCGGACGCCTCCTGCCCCGTGTCGGAGAGGTGCTGCGCGAGCTCGTCCACCGTCCACCCGGCGTTGCGGATGGCGTCGGAGAAGTACTTCGAGCCCGAGCAGTACTCGGACAGCGCCTCGGAGATCTTCTGGACCTTCTTGGACGCCTCGTCGCTCTCCTCGGCCAGCTCCGCCGTGGCCTGGACGGCCACCTCCGTCTCGGTGACGGCCTGCTCCAGCCCCTCGCCGTAGGCCTGCGCGGCCTCGGCCGCGGTCATCTGGCCGCTCTTCACGGCCTCCACGGCCTGGGCCAGCGCCTGGTCGTGGGCGGCCATGTCCTGGGCCAGCTTGAGCGCCCGCTCCATCTCGTCTGCGTTCTCGGACTGGGCGGCGGTCAGGTCGGCCACCTGCTGCTCCAAGTCGAGCTGCGCCTGGCTCGTCCACACCTGGACGCCGAACAGCTCGCCGTAGGTCTCCTTGCAGCGCCTGGTCTCGGCCTCCAGCTCCTCCTGCGCCCGCGCCAACTGGGCATCTATGGAGACGCTGTCCTCCATGAGGGAGTTGTAGCGCTTCATGGCCGCCTCGCCGCGGACGCGGTCGGCTTCCGCCTTCGCGAGGTTCCGCACGGCGTCGCCGGTGAGGTCGCAGGAATCGGCCACCTCGTCGTAGGCCACCGCCTCGCGCCCCAGGGCGTCGTTGAGCATGCGCGACATGCTGGCGAGCTTGGCCTTCTGATCGTCGCTGCGGTTCTCGACCTCCAGGAGGTCGGCGACGCTGCCGGCGAGGTTGAGGATGGCCCCTGCCTGGCTGGCCGCCTCGCCCTCCGCATCGCGCAGGGAGTCCACGAGCTGCCCGTGGGAGTCCACCGCGCCGCGGCACTCGTCCACGAGCTTTCCGAGCGTCTGGCGGCTCTCCTCGAAGGAGGCGTTCGCCTGCTCGTAGGCGTCCTTCGCCCTCACCGCCGCATCGGAGTTCTCGCCCTGGGCCGCTGCGGCCGATTCGTATTCCGATTTCAGGCGGGCCACCTCGTCCGCCTGCCTCTGCGACTCGGTCGTGAGCCGCTTGGTGGAGGACATGGCCTCCATGGCGCCGCTCGCGAAGGCGCCCAGGCCCGCGACGACCGCCGTCACGCCGGCGATGATGCCCACGAGGGGCAGCGCCATGAGGGCCGTCCGGAGGACGCCCACGCCCACGGCCGCCCCGGTGGACGCGGTGCCCATCGCGGCGGTGCCGGCGGCGCTCGTGGCCGCTGCGGCGCCCTGGGCCTTTGCGGCGGCGGCGGACGCGTTCGCCGCCGCGGTCTGCGCCTTCGTTGCCGCAGTCTGCTCGACCGCCGCCACCTTCGCCCTCGCCATGAACTCGGCGAGGGACTGCATGCCCTTGCCGATGGCGGAGACGTTGCGCACGCCGGTGCCGAAGATTTTCAGAAGAGGTCCCGCGGCGGCGGACAGGGCCACGCACGCGAGCACGGCCTTCTGCTCGTCCTCCGACATGTCCGAAAAGGCCTCGGCGCCGTCGGCTATGGCGTTGATGAGGGGCTCGGCGGCGTCCAGCACTTCGAGCATGGCGCGGCACAGCGGGCCGCCGTAGGACTCCGCTATGGCCGACACGCGGTTCTTCAGCATCCCGAACTGCGCGGAGAGCGAGTTGTTGCGGTTGGCCACCTCGGCGTCCAGGGCGCTGTTCTCGCGCCACGCCTGGTTGGCCGTGTCCACCGCCCTGCCCAGGAACTCGGAGTTGTTCGCCAGGCGCTTCATGGTGTCGGTCTGGCGGATGGACGTGATGCCGAGGTCGGAGAGCATCTTGGACATGTTGCCGCCGGACTGGACGGCGGAGTCCATGCCCACCAGCACGGCGGACAGCGCCCCCACGGCGTCCTGCCCCCATGCGGCCTTGAACTGGCCCACGGACATGTTGGCCGCCGACGCCCACGCCTCCAGCGAATCGGAGTTCATGGCCACCGCTTTGTCGATGGACGACATGATGGTGGAGATGGCGGTGCCGCCGGCCTCCGCCTCGATGCCCATGGACGCGAGCGCCGTGGACAGGCCCAGCACGTCCGCCTCGGTGAGGCCGATGGACTTCGCCGCGCCGGCGATGCGCATGGCCATGTGGGAGATGTCGGCCTCCGTGGTGGCGAAGTTGTTGCCCAGCGCCACGATGGTGGAGCCGTAGTTCTTGGTCTTGTCGTGGGCCATGCCCATGATGTTGGCGAACTGCGCGAGCTCGGTCGCGGCGTCCTCGGCGCTCATGTTGGTGGCGATGTCCAGGCCGCTCACGACCTCGCCGAACAGCTGCAGCTCGTCGATGGTGTACCCCAGCTGGGCGCCCAGGGCCTGGATGTCGAGTATCTGGGACGCGCTCACGGCGTTGGTCTTCGAGAACTCGATGGCGGCGCTCTTGAGCGCCATGTACTGCTGCTCGGTGCCGTCCACGGTCTTGCGCACGGACGTGAGGGAGTCGTCCATCTCGATGGCGGCCGCCACGGACGCGGCCCCGGCGGCGAGGATGGCCGGCGTCACCGTCTTGGTGAGGGCGGAGCCGACCTTGTCCATCTTCTCGCCCACGGGGGCTATCTTCTCGCCGAACTTCTCCAGCTTGATGCCGGCCTGGTTGAACGACGAGTTGGCGAGGTTCTGCTGCACGATGCTCTCGGCGAGCGCCTGGCGGTAGCCGTCCAGGGCCTGCTCTACCTTGGCGATGTCGCCCTGGAGCTTCGCCCATTGGGCGTCGTCCATCTTCACATCGCCCGCGGCGACCTGGCGCTCCGCCTCCTTGAGGAGCTTCAGCTGCTCTTCGGTGGACTTGATGGCGGCGCGGTAGCTCGTCTGCTGGGCCTCCAGCAGCTTCACGTTGCCGGGGCTTATCTTCAGCGCCGACTCGATTTTCTTGATTTCGCGCGGAAGCCCGCTCATGGTCTGCTTGGCGCTGCGTATGCCCTTGTCGAGGTCTACGGTGTCCACCCCGAGCTTCAGGGTCAGCCCGCGGAAAGTGATGGCCATGGGGCCTCCTTTGCTTTTCAAGGTGCATGGGTCGAATCCGCTCCGGGAGGGGCGGCGGGAGAGGAGGGGTTTCGGGGAACCGCCCCGCCCGGAGCGGATGCACCGAACGCGCGGTGCACCCATCCGTCACATGTAGAACGCGTCTATGTCCTCCTGGGTCGCCTGCCTGGGCGCGTCCGCGGGCTCCACGCCCTCCGCCGCGCAATCGGCATAGGCGATGAAGTCGGACATGGTCATGCGCCGCAGCTCACCGATGGAGAAGCCCATCCGCACGGCGGCCAAGACGTTTCGCCAGGGAGTCCAGGCATCTGCCGAGCCTCCGCCGGATTCGGCGGGACGGTCTGCCACGAAACAGCTCGGCGCTGATGGCCGAGTCGATCACCCCCACCGCGCCGGCGGTGTCGCCCAGCGTGAACTCGCGGGAGTCGAACTCCCTGATCCATTTCGGGAACGGTGATACGGCATCGTCGGCCGTCTTGGCCATGGCCCAGGCGATCTGCAGCAGCACCGCGATGTCCGGGGTGCCGTCCCCGAACGCCCCGATGGCGTCCGCCATCAGGTCGGTGCCGAACTCGCCCCGGTAGTTCACCAGCGCGAGCGGCCCGCCCTGCATGTCGACGGGCCTCCCGTAGATTTCGCCGGTGACCATTACTCAACGGGCGCGGAGGCGTCGAGCGCGGGCATGCAGACCTTCGTCCAGAAATTCGCCCAGGACTCGGCGTCGGTGGTGTCCTCCTGGAAGATGGCGCGGGCGGTGTACACGGTCGCGCCGCCGCAGTCGATTTCCTTGGGCACGGCGGTGATGGTCACCGTCTGGGTCTTCGGGGTGGCGCTCTCCTCGGTTGTGGCGCCGTCGGCGTTGGGGCGGGTGGCCGTGCAGCTGTAGAAGACGTTGCGGCGCTTCGCCTGGTCGCCCATCACCTCGAAGGCGAACGCGAACTCGCGGGGAACCGCGTCCGACACCTCGACCAGGGCGCCGTTCTTGTCCTTCATCCAGCCCAGGCACTCCGTGAAGAACTCATCGGGCAGGTTGGCCACTTCCAAATCTCCCGACCAGCCGGTGTTGGACACAGTGTTATAGAAGTTCGTGTCCTCTGCGTAGAAGGGGTTGGACGACCCGGAGGGCGCCATGGACACGTTCACGGCGCCGAGCGCCTGGATAGCCGTCCCGTGCCCGTCTTCGGTCACGGGGAAGAAGGTGGCCTTCTTGAGGCCGAAGTTGACCTTGTTTTTCTTAGCCATGTTTTTTGCTCCTTAAAAGAAAGGGCCCTCGTCAGAGGGCCGTGAAGTAAACTGCCGCCGTCACCGGGCTGCCTATGTCGTCTCCCCCGGCCTCGGTCGTCTCGAAAGTCCATCCGGCGCCGGAGACCGCAGCCTCCAGCGCGTCCAGCTCGTCGTCTCCGGGGCCGTCGGTGTACAGCTCGGCGCACCACCTGGGACGGATGAAGTAGTTGGTGTCGTCCGCCATGAAGTCGCTGCGGTCGACGCGGAAGAACACCACGTAGGGCAGCGGCGGGGGCGGCGAGGGGTCCCACGTCCTGTGGGCGCACGGCATGCCGCACCCCTTCAGGGCGTCGAACACCTTCCGGGTGATGTCCCTGTGGGCCATCGCGTCACCCCCTTCTCACGCGCTGCATGATGTACTCTTCGGTCTCGTCCGCCGCCGGGGCGATGTGGGGCCGCGCCGGCTTGCGCTTCCCGGTGTCGCGCCCCATGAAGAACTGGCGGTAGCCGTTCTCGATGAGGTGCGTGAGGTGCGGTTTGAGCTTGTTGTGGACGCGGATGTAGAACCCGGTCCCCCCGGCGTCCTCCTCCGACCACGCCCAGCCGCGCGCGTACCTCCCGGTGCGCTTCGGCGACTTCGCCCGCACGGCCTTCACCGCGAACCTGCCGGCGTCCTTGACTATCTCCACAACGTCCGCCCTGGCCTTGCCGGCGAACTCCTCCACGTAGCGCTCCATCTCGGCATGGAGCTCCACGGCGCCGTCCACCGTCTTAGTCTCCATAGGGCACCGCCCCGCTCCTCTTCCGCGAGGCGCGGATGAGCACCTCGGAGTCGCGCCCTCCCGTCTGCCCCACCGACGCGATGTCGAGCGGCTCCGGGTAGCCGGCCAGGCGCACCCGGCAGCGGGACGGGTTGAGGTGGGCGAGCCTGGCGCTGGGCCTGGCGAACAGCTTCACCGTCTCCTGCTCGTTGACGGCGCACGCCTGCCAGTACTCGGTGCTGCCCATCTCGCGCACCCGCACCCACCCGCGCCACACGGGCTCCTCGGACACGGACACGTTCCCGCAGTCGTCCTGGGACGCCTTCTTCTCCTCGATGACGGCGAGCACGTCGTAATCGCTCATGGTGGTCGCCTCCTAGATGAGGTTGAAGTCGAACGAGGACATGACGGCCTCCACCGTGCGGTTGGAGTGGGCGCGGCCCTCCATGTCGCGGTTGTCGAACATGTCCCGCGCCACCGCCAGCACCGCTATGGCGATGGACGGGTGCGCCGACATGGTCTGCTCGTCTATGCCGTAGGCCTCTCTCACGTGGTCGTAGGCGGCCGCCCGGCACGCCCTCGCGAAGTCGAGCGACGCGGGCTCCTCGTATTCGGGGTCAATGCGGAAATGGTCGAACAGCAGCTCATCGGGGATGTCGGCGGCGTCGAGCTCCCCCAGCTGCGCTGCCATCGGCGGCCCCCTATTCGGAAGCGCCGGGCTTGGCGGCGGTGCCCATCTTCAGGCAGGAGATGGCCTGCTTGTCCACCACTGCGGCGTCGACCTCCATCCAGCAGACGGCGCCGAGGGCGTGCTGCAGGGCGAACTTCTCGCGCAGCATCTCCACCGCGGGCTCTTCGGCGAACTTCACGGCCAGGCCCTTCATGTTGCCGTAGTAGACGACCTTCTTGCCGGACGCGGGGGCCGCCATGTTGTCCGACACGTACACGGGCTTGCCGAGCAGGACCTTGCCCCAGGGGGCGGTCACGTCGTCCAGCAGGTACTTGCGGCCCATCTTGTCCTCCAACTTGCGGATCATGCTGCGGGTGGCGCTGTTCATGATCCAAATCGCGCCGTTCTGCAGGGCGTCCGGCACCGCGTCCTGGGTGTCGATGAGCTCGTCAATGGTGATCTCGTCCTTGTAGTTGGTGGTGACCACCTGGGTCACGCCGGAAAGGCCGGCGATTTTGCCGGCGGTGCCGTTGAGCAGCTCGCCCTCGATCCAACGGGCGGCCTTCTCGGCGATGTCGGCCACCACGAAGGACACCAGCGCCAGGTCGGAGTTGTTCAGCATGGAGCGGGACACCTTGCACAGCGCGCCGGCCAGGAAGCCCTTGAGCGACACCTGGATGAACTGGCCGGCGCCGCTCACCAGGTCCTCGAACTCGGTGGCGTAGGCGACGGCGGTGGAGGAGGTCTTCTCGTCGTAGACGGGCACCACCAGCTCGCCCTTCACGTTGTAGCGCTGGGCGTTCTGCAGGATGGGCGACACGTCGTAGATCTGCTTCACGATCTTGGCCGCAATGGTCTTGGGGATGACGGCGCCCTCCGTCCCGGCCTCCAGGTTGGTGGCGGCGCGCAGCTCGTTGGAGCGGCCGCGGATGTAAGAGGCGAAGGCCCGCACCTCGGCGGCCTCGGTGTCCTCGGCGCGGTTCTCTCCGCCGCCCTCGCCCACCTCGATGGCCTCCAGGCTGTTCTGCAGGCGCTCGATGGTGGCGTCCATGGCGCGGACTTCCGCCTCCAAGGCCTCCAGCTGGGCGTTCTCCTCCTCGGTGAAGGCGCGGGTCTCCGCGATGGCCTTGCCGTTGATGGCCTCCATCTCGGCGACCTTATCGTTGCGCTTCTCAATCATCTTCTTGTACATTCTTTCTCCTTTTCAGGTCGTTTCCGGGCATAAAAAAACCGCCCTCCCGGGCGGCCTGCCTCTTGCCATCGCCGTTTACTTTCTGAGCGCGGCGATTCGCTCCTCCCACGCGGGGTCGGGCCCCTTCGGGCGCAGGTCGTGCACCTTCACCCCGCCGGCCTCCATGGCCCTGAAGCACACATCGTCCCCCTCGGCCCGCGTGAACACGCTAGTGGCCTCGTAGCAGGGGGTCATGCCGTCGGAAATCACGGACACCTCCGACAGGACCAGGTCACGCACGGCGCGGTGCGCCACGCCGCCCTCGTCCCGCGTCTCGTCCACGGAGACGGGGCGGAAGCCGAACGACCAGCCGACCAGCTTGCCCTCGGCGGCGAGCCCTATCACCTCGGAATCGGACACCACGGCGCGGGCGAACAGCCCCACCGGGTCCTCCGAGAGCTCCAGCCCCGCGCCCTCTTCAGCGAGGACGCGGTCGGCGCGGTGGTTCAAGAGCATCTGACGGCCCTCGTCCCGCTCCAGGGAGCGCCGGAACGCGCCGGGCTCGATGACCTCGACGAACCTCTCCCCGCTCCGCCTGTCCACGAGCGGCCGGGACTCGCGCCCCACGGCGTTGACGTACCCGCTGATCTCCACGGAGTCGCTTCTAAGCAGCACCTCCATCGTTATCACCCCCTTCCGGCGGCTCGTTTCCCGTATCGGTGGAATCGGGGAGGTCGTTGATGTTCACGGCCTTCCCCATGTTGGGGATGATCAGGTCTCCGTTGGCAGGGTCCAGAAGGACGTCGTTGAGCCCCAGGTTCACGTACCCGATGCCGAGGGGCTCCAGGTTCTCCTCGCGGCGAATCTCGTCCACGGGGCGGCACCCGCTTGCCTTCTCTATCTGGTGAATCTGCCACCGCTCCAGGGCGTTGCCCTTGGTCAGCTCCTGAAGGTCGAATTTGAAAAAGTGGTCTTCCTTTTCGTTTTCGAGGAGCATCTTCTCGTTGAGCGCGGCCTCGAACTGGGAGCAGATGGGGATGATGCAGAACCTGGTGTAGCTCTCGCGGGCCGATTTCGCGGCGCCCTCGGTGCTGCCGGCCTGGATTATCTGCTCCGGCACGTGGAAGATGCCGCTGATGTCGAGGGAGTTGCCCTTCTTCAGCTCGCTTATCTGCATCTCCGTGGACGTTGCGGAGGCTTCTTTGAACACCACGCCGTCGTTGAGGACGAGCGCCCGGCTGCCGCCGGACGTCACGAAGCGCGCCCAGGCCTCCCTCAGCGCGTTCATGGCCTTCTTTCCCAGCCGTTTTGTCGACTGGAGGAAACCCGGCCTGAACCCGCCGCTGCCTATCATCGTTCGCTCGTAGAGCATCGTGTGGTAGGCCACGGACAGGGCGGCCGCGTTCTGCGTCACCACCGAACTGCCGGTCACCCCGTCCCGTGACGCCCGCAGCACGTGCACCATGCGGGACGGGTGGATGGTCATGCCGCCGGCGTAGTAGACCTTCTCCTTGAACACGACGGCGTCCGCGCCGGCGATGTTGCAGGCGCACGAGTCGGAGCGGATGTAGCGCAGCGTCTTGATGCGGTTCTTTCGCGAGTACATGTCGAGGTAGATGTGGCCGCCGTTGTCGGACATGAGGAAGTCCTCGGTCACCGCGTACTTCATGTCGGGGCCGGTCATGGTGTCGCCGGTCTCGCCGTTGAGCATGCGGCACCGGTAATCGCCCACGACCTCCTCCACGGAGCCGTCCGCGCGCGTCCTGTAAAGGCGCACCGGCAGCGCCGCCATGGTGCCGGCGATGATGCCCACGCAGGTCGAGACGCTGGGGATGGCCATGGCCTCGTCCCGCGTGACGGCCAGGGACGGGTCCGGCATGAAGGACACCAGGTCGTCTGCGCTCAGCTCGTTGTCCTCCGCCTGCGCCTCCTCGGCGCGCTTCTCCGCGGAGAGCATGTCGAAAAATCCCATCCGTACCTCCTAGCACTGGACGATGAAGTCGCCCTCGCCGTCTATCTCGTCCTGCTGCAGCAGGCACACGGCGTTAAGGAGCGCGGCCACCATGTCGATTTTGCCGCTCGACTTCTTCTTGTTGATGTAGCGGTTGAGGTTGGTGTCGTAGGTGCACTTCGCGTTGGCGAAGTTGGCCACCAGCAGGTCGTTGCGCCCGAAGCGGAACGTCCCGCCCTCCACGGCCTCCGCCACGAGCTTCGTGGGGGCGTGCAGCACGCTGGAGTGCTGCTGAACCTCGATGCACTCGATGCCGAGGGCGTCCCATTTCTGCGCGGAGCTACGGCAGTTGTAGCGGTCGAAGCCCAGCTTCACCACCTCGCACCCCTCGCGCCGCTCCGTCTCCGAGACGTACTCCTCGATGTCGGCGTAGCTGACCACCATGTCCCCGCAGGGCACGCACCAGCCGTTCTCCGTCATGAGCCGGTAGTCGACCTTCTCCAGCTTCGACTTGTCGTCTATGCGGTCCGCCGGGAAGAAGGCGCACGATTTCGCGCACAGCCGCCCTTCGGAATCCCTCCACGCGAGGGACACGGCGCAGTTGTCCGACGTCATGGCCAGGTCCACGCCGACGTAGACGCGCTCCCCGCGGGGAGACACGTTCGCCTCCTGGCACTTCTTCAGCTTGTCGATGCTCACGTACGACTCGGTGCCGATGCCCTGGTAGCAGATGTTGCAGTGCTTCGTGAGGAAGTTCTCGCGCAGGTGCTCGTTGGCCATGGCCTTGGCGCGCTTGGAACCGAGGGCGTCCCACACCTTCTCGATTTCCAGCGCGAGGGGGTTGCCCTGCGCCATCACCGCGTCGTCGGTCATCCACTTGTCCGGCTCGTCCGGCTCGTAGAGCAGCGAGAAGGTGCGGTCGTCGTCTATCACGCCGTCCAGCACCTGCTTGGCAATCTCGACCTCGTCCTCCAGCGGGTTGCTGGAGGTGGGGTACTTGGTCGAGATGCAGAAACCGAGGGGGTTGCGCACCAGCAGCTGGCCGGAGCGCATGGCCTCGATGGGGTAGTTCGTGGAAAGGGCGCCTATCTCGTCGGCAAGGAACACGTTCGGCTCCTTGCCGTCCATGCGGTTGGTCGAGTAGTTCAGCGGGCGGTACTCGGTGTTCATCTTCTCGGAGCGGATCCAGTCGCGCCGGTTCACCAGGTCGCCCTGCAGCGCCTTCTCGTTCACCGAGATGAGCGGGTCGAGGGCCTTCTTTATCTCGCGGGCGAGGTCGCCGTCCGGCGCCACCGAGAAGAACCGGCTCCACGGCGGCTCGAAGTAGAAAAGCAGGATGAGCAGCACCGCCACGATGAACGTCTTGCCGTTCTTGCGGCAGATTTCCAGAAGCGCCGTCTCGTACCTGCGCTTCGTGGGGTCGTCGCGGTGCACGGCGCACATGAGGGCCGCGATTATGAGCCACTGGAAGCCCGCCAGCGCCTCCGCTATGGGGCGCCCGCGCCTGGGCCCCTTGGCCATGACCAGCACGGAGAGGACGTTCCCGATGCGGGCGAGCTTCCCCTTGTCGATGACGTACTTCTCGCTGTTGCCGTCCCACATGTCCAGGAACTCGGCGCACTGCTTCCTCACGTACTTCGGGGCCAGGGAGGCCGGGGCAGCGTCCACGTGGGGCGCCTCCAACGTGCCGGCCACCACGTTCCGCGCGTACTCTTCGGCCGGGTGCACTACTCGTCACCCACGAAGTCGAAGACGGTCGCGGCCTTCTTCACGGCGGACGCGGCGCGGTCGGCGATCTGGGCGCGGGCCGTGCGGCTCATGCCCAGGTCCTTCATGCACCGGGTCGCGGAGTCCAGCAGGTGCTTGCGCGCCCTGATGACGTCCGCGTCCTCCAGCAGCTGCGGGTTGGCGTCTATCCTCGCGTCCAAAAGGTGCTTTCTGTGCAGCGAGATGGCCAGTTCCTGCAGCAGCGGCGCGTCCAGGTTGCACAGGGAGTCCGTTGGGAACGCGCCCACGACCGACAGGTACACGCGCCGGCGCTCCTCGTCCCACTCCGCGGGCGGGTCCAGCTCGTCGGCCGCCCCCAGCTGCGCGAGCTCGACGGCCGCGCGGGTCTCGTTCTCCGCCTTCGTGAGGCCCTTGACGGGGCCGTCGGAGCTGACTGATTTCGGCAACCTGGCCATGCGGCGCCTCCTTCGGGGAAAAATTAATTGAAAAGTTCGCGGGCGAGCCCTGGGCGTGCGGTCTGGAAAAAACGCCCTCGGAAAATCTCGCGATGCCCGGGGGGGATTCACCTGAACCTGGCCCGGTGGGCGGCCATCCACTCCAGGAGCTGCTCCTTGGAGAAATCGCCCCTGCCCGCCTGCTCGTGGCACCTCTCGCACAGGGTCGCGAGGCGCGCCGCGTCCGTGGCGGACGGGCAGGAGGTCCCTGTTTCCGACAATGGGTCGAGATGGTGCACCTGCAGGCGCCTGTCGTTCACGGCTCCGTCCCGCTCCATGCACACCACGCAGGTGTTGCCGTCCAGCGCGCGCACCTCCTCGGCCGTCCTCTGCCACAGGGCCGAGGAGCGGAAGGCGCGGGCCTCGCTGCGGGCGTAGCGCCTGGGCTTCTCGGGCACGGCGCACGAGCCGAGCGCGTGGACGCGCCCGCAGCGCCTGCAGGTTATGAGCAACGGAGCACCTCCGGGTTGGGCTGGCGGGCGCGGGCAGAGGAAGGGGTGAAGGAGGCCCTGCGCCCATGTAGACGGCGAGAGCCGCCCCTTCGGACGGCCCCCGCGAACTTCGACGACCCTACCATACATCCCCCGGCGGCGGTCGTTTCGGTCGTTTTGGTCTTTTTGGTCTTTTCAGTCGCTTTTGGTCGAAACGGTCGTTTTGGTCTTTTCGGTCGGAAACGGTCGTTTTGGTCGTTTTGGTCGCCGGGAAAAGAAAAACGGCCTTGGAGGAACGGCGGTTCTAAGCCCCTCCAAGGCCGTTTCACATTCGATTCAATCAGATACTCGTGTTTTTCCGTTTCGCGTCTCCTAGGGCCATCAGGGCGATTCTGACGGCCATTTGCATAGCGCCTTTAATCCTCCGCTATGCCCGTGCCGCTCAAAAGGTGCCGCGCGCCGAACGAGTCCACCGCGTCCATCGCGGCCGCCGCGGTGTCCATCGCGCACGTCTTGGACACGCCCAGGATGCGCGCCGTCGACTCCCAGCTGCGGCCCTCCAGGTAGCGCCAGAACAGCGCGTCCGCGTAGGACGGCCCCATGGCCTTGGCCAGCCCGGCGTCCCCGGCCGTCCCGTAGAGCATGGCCGCGCACTTCCCCAGCAGCTCCTCGTCCGCCTCCATGCGCTTCCGGAGCCTGGACTCGTGGTCGATCATCGCCGCCATCCGGCCGCACCCCGTGGGGTCGGAGCTCGTCCCCGAGACCGAGGCCCCCTCGTAGCTCACGCCGGACAGCCCCTTGGCCACCTTTATGGTCGCCAGCTGCCTGGCTATGGAGTCGCGGTCGAGCGCGGCCGCCCTCGCCGCCTCGAACAGCTCCGCCGCGCAGGAGTAGACCGCCATCAGCGGCCCTCCCCCGCGTAGGGCACGCCGCCCAGGAGCGACTGGACCAGCTTCGCGTGCTCCGATGCCCGGAGAGGGTCGCCCGGCCTTCCAGTGCCCGTCCAGTACGCCGACTCGGCGAACCGCTCCGACAGCCCGCCCTCCGGCCTCTGCACTCCCGTCATGGTCATGGCTATGTCGCAGAAGCGCACGTAGTCATCGCTGCCCTCCTCCATGCTGTCGACGAAGCCGCACAGCAGCACCTTGAGCGCCGCCTTGTCCGCCACCACGGTCCCGGGGTACTTCGTCTCCAGTTTTTTACCGTTCCTTCTCGAAGCGGCCATTCTTCCTCCTTTTCCCGATTGGGGCATATTCTACACGTGTGGATTTTCTTTTTCAGGGGACATAGGGACACTGGCGGGGGTGCGGTGCGGACTGTAGTCCTGCGCGACACAAGGGAGGCGCGCCCTTGGCGCCTCCCGTGTCCGCACTGCACCCCCCGGTGTGGGGTATTTTCCTTATCCCTTTAGGGATAGGGTTTACACCCCCCTCCCCGTATGAACCCTATATAAGACTCATACCCCCTTTTTTCATACCCCAGGGTATGAAGCTGGTTTTATACCCCTCATACCCCCTCCTGCCATCCTTCGCTCGCACACTCCAGCTCTTCGTCATAGAGAACCCAAACGCCGTCGTCGTCCTGCCTTGACCGAATCGGGCTCCATTCCGCCGCCGCGACGGTCCACTGCTTGATCCCGGTCTTGGGCAGCTCGTAGCCCTCGCTTTCCAGTATTTCGCCGACCATGGCGGTTACCTTGTCCCTCGTCGGCTTCCATCCGGCGGCGGCGCACCGCTCCAGGGCCTCGCGCATCGCGGACACGCGCACGCGCCGTCTTTTCTCGGCGCTTTTGGCGCTCTGCTCCCTGCCCCTGGCCCTGCCGGCCTCCAGCGCCTCCGGGCTGCTGTCCCCCTCCGCGAACATCTTGGCCAGCTGGCCTGTTTCGTCCCTCACGTGGCGCGGCCAGTCGAACCACACGTTCACCGCGTCGAACCTGGGGAACTCGCGAAGGGTGCCCTCGATGCGCCACGCCGTCCTCGACCTGGCCCGCGCCCTCGCGGCATCCGCGGCCTCCTCCAGCGCCGGCGTGAGGCCCATGTTGTCCGTGAAGTTGCCGGCCATGCGCCTGAGCTCCGCCGCGCTCTTCAGGTGCCTCGGCTCCAGCAGCGTGCGCCATCCGCCCAGCTGCTCCTCGGCGTCCATGAACGAGCACACGGCGTCCACCTGGAACCGCTCCTCCATCTCCTCGCGGTCGCAGTCGGCCATGTGCAGCTCCACCATGTCCAGCAGCGCGTCCGGGTCGCGGGCGAACACGCCGGAGCCGCTCGCGCGGTCCATCGACTTCTTCCCGCCCTGGACGCCCTTGCTGTGGTGGTGGCAGTAGACCACCGCGCAGCCGATGGAGTCAGCCACCAGGTCGAACTGGTTGCAGAACCGCGCCATCTGGTCGGCCGAGTTCTCGTCCCCGGTGATGATCTTGTAGATGGGGTCGATGACCACCGCCAGCGGCCTGGTCTTGAGCGCCCGCCTGATGAGCGAGGGCGCCAGCTCGTCCATGGGCTTGCCCTTGCCGCGCAGGTTCCACACGTCTATGTTGCCCGTGTGCTCCGGCGGAACCCCCATCGCGGCGTACACGTCCCTGAACCGGTGCAGGCAGCTCGCCCTGTCCAGCTCCAGGTTCACGTAGAGGACGCCGCCGCGCTGCGGCACGTCGAAGCCCATCCACGGCACCCCCTCGGCTATGGCCACGCACAGCTCGATGAGCGCGTAGGACTTGCCCGCCTTCGACGGCCCGGCCAGGAGCATCTTGTGCCCCTGGCGCAGGACGCCGGAGATGAGCGGCGGGGCCAGCTGCGGCATGTCGTCCCACATGTCCGCCAGGCTCTCCGGGTCGGGCAGGTCGTCCGTCTGGTCGGAGTACCACTCCTTCCACTCGGCCCAGGACTCGCACCCCATGCCCACGGCCATGAGCCACTGCTTCCGCTCGCCGCGCATGACGCCGGGCATCCGGGAGAGGCGGCTGGGGTTCTTGTTCTGGGTGTCCACCACCAGGCCGTTGTCCCGGCAGATGCGGTACAGCTCGTCCACCCTCTGGCGGTACTCGCCGTAGTCCCTCGCGTCCACCCGCACGACCGCGTGGGCGCTCTTGTTCCCGGAGTTGACCAGCGCCGTGACCGGCAGCCGCAGCTCCCTGATGATGGCCACCTGCTTCTCGATGGGCAGCGAGTCCGACTCCACCAGCGCGTGCCGGAACTCGCTCACGTTCTCGTTGCGCACGCCGTTGCCGTCAAGCGGGTTCAGGCGCACCCACGCGCCCGCCGGCCTCTCGGTGGCGCCTATGGCCGAGTCGAGGTCGCCCTTGTGCTTCGCGATGCGCTCCAGTATCTCGCCGGCCGTCTCGGTGTGCGGCCCCTTTCCCGAGGGCAGCCAGCGGCCCTTGTCCGCGTCGAACCAGGAGGAGGTCACGTAGCCCACTATCTCGCCCGGCTCGAAGACCGCGCGCAGGTAGCGCTCCAGGTCCTTCCACCCCTCCCAGTCGGCCCCCGGCTCGTCGATTTCCGCGCCCTCGACCCACGTGGGGTCGACCACGCGCGCCTCGGACGGGCGCTCCGCCGGCGCCGAGTCCATGTCCCAGGAGAGCGCCTCGCCGAGGTCGCGCTCCCGCTCCCAGCCCCGGTCCCTCGCCATCTGCACGATGGTGCCGCCCTTGACCGCGGCCTCCGAGCCGGAGCCGGAGAAGCCGTCCCATTTCCGCCGCAGCGTGCCCTTGTAGCGCGCGGGGTCGCGCTTGGCCCAGTCGTCCCACGCCTCGAACGGCTCCCCCTCGCTCTTGAGCGCCATGCCCACCTCGATGAACTCCTGGTAGGTCAGCTGGGACGGGTCCATGTGGTTCAGCGCCGAGATCAGCGCGGATTCGCTCGCCATGGCCCCGCTACTCTCCGCGCTCGGCGCTCTTGAGGGACTCCAGGAATCTCTTTTTGAACGTGAGCCTCTTCACGTCCAGATGGACTTCGTCCTCCGTCTTCCCGTGGGCGAACGCCGCGAGCTCCTCCATGGCGCCCAGTCGCTCCGCCGCGATCATCGTTTTCGCGATCATCTCCTTCGGGTCCTTGGTTTTGGACAGCGATTCGATGTCCTGCAGCGTTTTGTCGCAGATGAACTCCACGGTGTCCTTGTAGGTCGCCGTTGCATTTTTTTCGAACATTCCTTCTCTCCTTCTCGGTCTTTTTCCTCCGCCGGCATGTAGCCGGGGCAATCGGGGTCCATGTCGGGCCCGTTGTGGACGGACGTCGCCGTGTACGAGCGCGTCTCGGGGTCGTAGCTGTGCATGCACGCGCCCCCGCGCCTCCGGAACGGCTCCGGCGCGAACCAGCCGCAGCTGCCGCACGCCGCCCCTTCGGGCACCGCCGCCGGCTCGAACATCGGGCACGCCGCGTCGCCGCCGTGGGTGACGCGCGCCGTGCAGGAGCCGCCGCGGGGGTCGATTTCAGCGCATATGAGCGCGATTCCGGAGACCAGCGCGCAGTTCCCGCACGTCTCGCCGGCCCTGCCCGCCGTCACTGGAACACTTTCTCGAAGCTGGTGAGCAGCATCTTGGCGTTGCCGTCGCCGTCGATGATCGCCATCGTGTTCAGAATCTCGTAGCCGTCGTTCCAACCCTCGTCCTCCGTGATGAACTCCACCTCGTCGTTCGGGCCGACCTGCCCGGCGTCCACCGCCATGTTCAGCTTGCTCAAAAGATCTTGGATTTTCATGATTCGCTCCCTTCCCGCCGGGCGGAAGAACCGCCCCGCGCCTCATCCAGCCACCAGCTCGGCAGACCCGAATCGGACTCCGGGCCGGCCGCCGTGTAGCACTCGGTGCCCTCGTCGTACTCGTCCCCGACCACGATGACGGGCGTGGCCCATTGCGAGAACACGTAGACGTAACCGTCGACCCGCTTCCCCCCCGTCCCCGATCAGGCCGTGCGTGTACTCCCAGTCCTCGGCGAGCCCGGCCCACACAGGCTCGTCCGTGGACGCGCACACCTCGGCGGCGCGCTCCCAATCGAGCACCTTCGGGCCATCGGCGGCCTTGCGCCCCCTGCCGAAAAACATCCCATCTATGAACCCTAGCGAAGTTGTTTCCATTCCAATCCTCCGTTCCCTGCATCCAGTAAAACCTGGTGCCCCCGCAGCAGCTCGCCGTACTTCGCAGCGCGACTAACACTGCTGCGATGCACCCCTAACTTCGTGGCCAGCGCCGTCATCGAGACGTAGCGCCGGCCGTTCCATTCAATCTGTTTCACTTCCTGTCTCGCCCTCCTTGAAGAACACAAGCCAGTGGGTCTTGCTGCCCTTGGGCCGGCGGTTGCCGAACAGGGGCTGGCACGGGGCGCATTTGAGCACCTCTGAAAGCGATATGCGGTACTCGTACCATTTGAAAACCAACGTGCCTCCGATTGCCAGCACTCTCCAGCACTCGCCGAACGCCTCAGTCATAAATTTGCGCCAGTTATCGGGAAGCTTCCCGTACTTTTTCACCTGCCAGCCATCACCAACGTCAAGGTGCGGTGGGTCGAACACCACCAGGTTGAACTGCCCGTCATCAAACGGGATCGCCGTCACGTCGGCCACAACGTCGGGGTCGATTTCGAGAACGCGCCCGTCGCAGAGCGTTTCGCTTATTCCGCTGCGGCTGTCGCAGAACATGACCGATGGTGCCTGCTTGTCGAAGTACATCATCCTGCTGCCGCAGCACGGATCTAGCACCTTCTTCATCGCCCGCACCTCGCCGCCTCTCCCGCCCCCAGGATCAGCACCAGCCCCAGGGACACCAGCACCGCCGCCAGGGCGGCCCGGGCTACCATCCCGTCCTCCGCTTGAACCAGTCGTTCCAGGCATCGTAGAGCCTGGACACGTGCGGCCAGATGAGCGCCAAAAACGACATGGCTATGATTGAGCCTGCGGCCACCGCCGCCGTGAACACAACGCACAGCAGGAGGAATGAGAAGAAAGCGGCGATGATGGACTCCACCTACATCACCACCTTCGCTCCGCAGTTCGGGCAGAAGTTAACTTCGCCCATGTACAGCGGCTTCCATCCGTCGACGCAGCGCATGATCTCGCAGCCGCATTGCGAGCACCTGAAGAAGTTGCTGGACTCGTCCACGTCGTGGCACTCCCGCACCTTCTGCCACGCCTCGCCGTTGTGTACAGCGACCGCGAACTGCTCCTCCGTGACGGCGGCGCGGGTGTTCCAGGCGGCCACGGCATCGCCGTCGTTCGCGGTGCAGCCGCGTCCCGGCAGGTGCGCGCCGTTCTCGCAGTCGAGGCATTTGACATAGCGCCCTATTCCGCCCTTAATCTTCAGGTTTCCGCTCCCGCAGAACGGGCACAGTTTCAGCTCATCGCTCATCTCCAGCCCCCTTCCGCGCCTCGTTCAGGATTTCGTCCAACTGCAACTGGAGCATCTCCCAGCAGCTTTCCGTGCAGGTTTCGCGGGCGCAGGCGCGGCACTCGGCGGTGGCGTCGTTAATCATCTTGCGCAACCGCGCGTTCCTGAGGTCAGCCATAGTAGCCCCTCTTCTTGTTCTTCTCGATGACAAGCTCGTGCAGGTGCGACACCTCGTTGTCATTGAAATTCATTCGAAGAGCCGTCTCTGCTGCATGGATTATGTCCATCAGCTCGACTCCGTAGGGAATCTCGCTATCTGATTCGTAGTAGGCTCTCTGAGCCTCATTGGCCTCCTCGTCGATCTTTTCGATCTGCTGCGCGTTGTCCCATTCGCTCAGTTTCGCCATCGCCGGAAACCTGTAGAACCCGCTCACAGTTTGCCTCCTTCCGTCCACTCGCCCACCGTCTTCACCGGGATGCCCATGGCCTCTGCCACGGCCTTCTCCATCTTCGCTCCGCGGCTCTCCTCCCAGCCTTCCAGCACGGCCAGGCCGAAAGCGTCCTCCGGCTCGGTCGCCCACCGGTAGGCGATGCGGCCTATGCACTGGCACATGGCGCCGCGCCAGGTTCCCGCTGTCACGAACTCGTGCGGGATTTCGGCCCGATGGCCGGCTGCCCTCAGCTTCCGCGCGGCCTCCTCGAAGGCCGGCAGGTTGTCGTCTTCTATGCCCGTCACCGGGCCCGCTATGTACAGGAGCATCTGCTCCTCCTTCCTCGTTCTGGCCACGTCAGCTCCGCCTCCTCGCACACCTCGCCCCTGTCGGGGGCGGTCATGTCCTCCCTCTCGCCGCACCATCCCCAGCCGCACCCGCACGGGCAGGGCTCCCAGCGGGCGCAACGGTCGCACTCCTGCATGGGCGCCGGGCAGTCGGGGCCTCCTGGCAGGAAGGGGTTGTAATCGTCCGGGTAGTTTCCGCTCATGGCCTGACCCCCTCCGGCGCGTAGGACGCGGGGTCGACGCCGCGCGGCACCCTCCAGCCGTTGCTGGAAATCCGCCCGATCATCTTCGAGGCGTCCGAGTTGAGCCACTCCCCCACTCGCCTGAAGCCCTTCCCCTCCAGGAATCGTATCTGCTTCGGGGTGGCCAGCCCGGCGCTCCTGCGCTTGGCCAGCTTGTCGAGGACGAGGGACGCCTTGCCGGCGCACTCGATGGAGTCGGGGAATATGCCGGCCGCCTCCAGCGCCGCCTTCTGCCTGTCCGTGGCCGGCGCCATCTCCCATGGGAACGACGGCACGTAGCCCGCCAGGTCGCACTCGCCTATGCTCATCTCGTACTGCAGCGGGTCGACGAGCTTCCGCTTGCGGTTGCGCATCTCCTTCAGCTCGTTGGCCAGCGCCTCTTCGCGCTGCGCCATGACGTCCTGCTCGGCGGCCTTCTCGACCTCGCCCAGGAGCATCGGCTCCCCGCTTTCGAGCCTCGCGGTCATCGCGTCCGCCACCTCCGGGGTGGACGCGACCAGGTGCGCCGGGCGGCACAGGTCGTGGCGCTCCGTGTGCCACAGGAAGTCGAGCAGGAGCAGCCGCTCCTTGCCGGTCTCCGGTGAGAGGCGGGTGCCGCGCCCCACCATCTGCTGGTAGAGGCTCGCGGAGCGCGTGGGGCGAAGCACTATCACGCAGTCGACTGCCGGGCAGTCCCAGCCCTCGGTGAGCAGCATGGAGTTGCACAGCACCTGGTAGCGGCCGGCGTCGAAGTCCGCCAGCACCTCGGCCCTGTCCTCGCTCTCGCCGTTCACCTCGGCGGCGCGGAGGCCCTTCCCCTCCAGAATCGCGCGGAACTTCTTGGACGTGGACACGAGCGGCAGGAACGCCACCGTGCGCTTTTCCGCGCACCCCGCCGCCAGCATCTCGTCCGCTATCCGCTCCAGGTACGGGTCCAGCGCCGTTCCCAGGTCGCCCGCCGAGTAGTCCCCCGCCGACTGGCGCACGGCGGACAGGTCGATGGACAGGGGCACGGTCTGCGCCTCGATGGGGCACAGGTAGCCGTCCCGGATGGCCTCCGGCAGCGCGTACTCGTAGGCCACGGAGTCGAACACGGCCCCCAGGTTCCTGCGGTCGGCGCGGTCGGGGGTGGCCGTGACCCCCAGCACGTCCGCGCCGTCGAAGTGGCGCAGCACCGCCTGGTAGGACTCCGACACCGCGTGGTGCGCCTCGTCTATGATGATGAAGTCGAACCAGTCCTTCGGGAAGCGCGCCAGCCGCTTCTCGCGCATCATCGACTGGACGGAGCCGACCGTGAGGCGGAACCATTCGCCCTCCCCCGTCCGCTCCGCCTTCTCCACGGAGCACCCGAGCCCCGTGGCCCTCATGACCTTGTCGGCCGCCTGGTCGAGCAGCTCCCCCCGGTGGGCCAGGATGAGGCCGCGGCCGCCGTCGTCGACGCGCCGCTTGGCCACCTGGGAGAAGACCAGCGTCTTCCCGCACCCGGTGGGCAAAACGAGGAGGGTGCGCTTTCGCCCACCCTCCCATTCTCCCAAAATGGAGCTGACTGCTTTTTCCTGGTACGGCCTTAACTCGAAGGCCCCCATCCTACACCGTCCACTGGTTCGGCGCCGGGGCGGGGGCGACGGGCACCGGCATCTGCGCCTGCACCGGCTGCGGCGGCTGGTACACGGGGGCGAACGCCGAGGCCGGGATGCGCTCGTCCCCGGGGCGCAGGAACTCCGCCACCTCGTTGGACTGCCGCTCCTCGCCGTCCTTGGTCGTGTAGGAGCGCACCTTCAGCTTCAGCCACCCGGCCTTGCCCTCGACCGCGTTCCAGTTGATCATCACCTTGTCGCTGTCGGGGTTTCGCGGCGCGCCTATGGCCTCGAAGAACTGGCCCACCTTCCACACCATCTTGGAGTTGAGCATGAGGCGCTCGTGGACGATGGAGGACGTCCCGTCCGCCGCCGTCACCTTCAGCTCCAGGTGGGCGCGCGGGCACGCCGCCATCTTGGGCGAGCCTTCGAACCGCTCCCGCTTCATGTTCCGCACCTCGAACTGGTAGATCCCTTCCGGCAGCAGCACGGACTCGTAGCCCTCGCCCGCCTCCGCCTCGGTCATGTCCCAGTCGAGCGCGTATCCCTTGTCGTTTTCAGCCATCTTTCCCTTCGTCCTTTCTCTCGCCTAATCGAACGGCACGGGCTCCGCCGCGCGCATTTCCAAAATCTTCGCCTCCAGCTTCGGCCACTCGGCCACGCAGAAGCCGGCGATGTACTCCTCCGGCAGCGCGGCGAGCTTCGTCTCCGGCGTGAAGTGGCCGAGCGATGCGGCCACCTTGCGGACTTCCTCCGGGACGACCCCCTTCGGCGCCATCAGCTGCAGCAGCGGCGCCCAGTAGGGCGGCACCGGCTCACCGCCGGGCACGGCCGCCGGTGCGGGGGGCGCCGCAGGGGCGGCGGGAGCCGCGGGCGCCGGAGCGGTGGGCGCCGCCTGGGCCCGCAGGGAGGGGCGCAGGTCGGGCATGTGGGGCGCTATGGCCTCCCATGAAAGCGGGAACTCGTCCGGCAGCCCCCAACGGTTCTTCGCGTCCCAGCAGGCGTGGTGGGTTGCGTACACCGTGCGCTTGCCGCCCCGCGCCTTGTACTTGGGGGCCTGCCCCTCCTTGGCCACGTTCTCGATGATCTGCGCGTAGTTCAAAAACAGCAGGGCGTCCGCCCACTCCTTCACCATGGGGGCTATCTTCTTCTGCCCGGTCTTCGACAGCTTCAGCTCCCATCGGTCGTAGGCGCTCGCCTCGTTGGGCTCCTCGAACTTGCGCACCTCGGCATGGGCCAGGAGCGCCACGTGCATCCCGGCGCCCGTGACGTCCGTGAGCTTGTCCAGGAGCCGCCCGAACTCCTCCGCCATCTTCACGTAGCCCTTGCCGTACCCGAAGTCCTCTATGGAGGCCTTGCCCTCGCGCTTGCACACCCACTCGCTGCACAGGCGCTCCGCCCAGTCGGCGGTGTCGATGACCAGCGTGGAGCAGGGAACCTCGGCTATCACCTCGTCTATGTCCTGCATGAGGGCCGTCCAGCTCTTCGGCGTGTCCAGGCGCCGCACGTCCAGGTAGCTGCTGCCGCCCTCGGTGTCGATGAACAGCGGGTCGGGCATCTTGGACGCCAGAGTGGTCTTGCCCACGCCTTCCACGCCGTACACCGCCAGCTTCTGGGCCTTGGGCACCACTCCCCGCGTTATGTTGAGCGCCATCTAGATCACCCACTTGGAGGGGTCGGCCATGGGCGCCGGCGCCGCCTGCCCGCCGTCGGGCGCGGCCTTCGACACCCCGTCCTCGATGACGATGGCGCAGGTGTCGTCGTCGGCCACGCGGGTGCCGATTATCTGCAGGCCCTCGGACTCCGCCCACCGCCCGAACTCTGCGAGCGTCTGCGGGTCGAACTGCTCCAGCTTGTCCACCAGCACGAAGCCGCACTGGGGCTTGAGCGCCCGCACGATGGCGGCGGACACCATGAGCTGCTCGCTGCCGCTCATGCCGTCCCATCTGCGCCCTTTGTAGGTCAGCTCGCCGGCGTCCACCGAGAGCTCCGGCAGCGGGAGCGCGGCCCCTTCGAGCAGCCGCAGCTTCTCGTTGCGGGCGGCCTCCACCTGCTCTGTGAGCGCGTCGTAGCGCTCCTTCAGCCCGTCCGCCTCGCGGATGGCCGCTAGGCGCAGCTGGTTGTCGCGCACGCGGGCGTTGATGATGTCGATTTCCTCCAACAGCGCGTCCACCTCGGCGGTGTCCTCCATAGCCCTGCCGGACAGCCCCTCCATCATCCGGGAGCGCTCGCGCGCCATGGCCTCCAGTTCGAGCCTCATTCTCTCCTTCTGCTCGGCCAGCCGCGCCATCTGGCTGTCGACCTCGGCCATGTCGTTCTCGACGGCGTCCATGCGGGCGCCGATCCCGTCCGCCTTGGCGCGCTCCTGGGCGAGCGCGGCGTTGCGCTCGATTATCTCCGCCTTCTCCCGCGCCGCCTCGGCCGCGCTGACGGGCTCCGCCGGCGCGTCCGGGTCGAAGGGCATCTCTTCCGCCAGGGCCCGCTTCTGGCGCTCCATGGTGCCCACGGCGGTGCGCTCGTCGTAGGCCTTCCGCTCCGCCGCCTCCAGGCGGTACAGCTCCTCCCCCACGCCGATGACCTCCAGCATGGTCTTGGCCTTTTCCTTGGGGCTCGACTCCATGAAGCGCGGCAGGTCTATGGCCAGCTGCTCCACGAAGGAGTTCAGCAGCTGCTGGCCCGCCCGCTTGCCGGAGGGGTCGGTCACCTTCAGCGCCGAGTTCTTCCCGCTGCGCTCCACCACGAGCCCGTTGGACAGCTCCACCTTCAGGCGCGGGTCGTTGACGCTGCCCTCGCGGTGCGGCTGGCTCGGCTTGAAGCGGTCGCCGCCGAGCGCCCAGGCTATGGCGTCCAGCACGCTCGTCTTGCCCTGGCCGTTGCGGCCGCCTATGACGGTCAGCCCGTCCTTCTCCGGGCGCAGCTCCACGGCCCGCACCCTTTTCACGTTCTCGGCCTCCAGTGCCGTGATCTTCACCGGTTCCATCACAGTCCTTTCTTCAGGAAATCCATCTCGTCCGTTATCTCCACGATGATTCGCGGCTCCAGCGGGTCGTGGGCCACGAACTCCTGGATGCCGCGCACCCACTTCTGCGAGTCGTTTCCAAGCACACCCGCCTTCACCAGCCCGTCGATGATCCACTTGCGGGCGGAGCCGCCTATGTTGTCCAGGTCGCGCCTGGAGTTCGGCTCTATCCAATAGAAGGTGATCATCACCGGCCCATCGAACTTCGGCAGCCGCTGCTGCAGCGCGAGCTTCCTCGCGCGGTTGGCGTTCTCGTGGCACATGTCGTTGCCCTTGTGCGGGCTTGTCTGGATGGCGTCGCGCCAGTCGTTCAGGTCGGGCATGCGCCCGTCTATCTCCAGCACCGCCCTCATAGGCCCGCCGCCGCGAACAGCGCCTCCGCGAGCGGGGGCGCCCACAGGCACCCCGTGACGGCCGCCAGCGCGACCGCGTAGACCCACGGCGGGTAGTCTTCCCCGCCGTCCTCTGGTAGCATGTAGGCGCTGTACTCGGCAGAGCCAGCGCTATCGACGCCCCGGGTTCGCCAAAACTGGCGGGGCGTCGCCCTTTTCTCCGGCATGCTTCCTCCTATCTCCTCATCCATCTGATGTCCTCCCGGAGCTGCCTGACCTCTTCCAGCAGCTGGGCCAGGCACTCCCGCTCGCTCGGCGCGGGCTCGCCGCCCTCGCGCAGGGCCAGCCACTCGTCCACCCACTCCGGGAGAACCACCAGCTTCTTCGCCCCGATGACCCGGGCCTTCAAGTTCCCGCGCGAGATCTCGTCCCGCACGGTCGTGGCCGGTATGCCGGTGGCGTGGACGACCTCGGCCACCGTGTAGGTGAGCTTCGGCTTCCACCCCAGGGCCCCGGCCATCTCCGCGAACCTCATCGCCCATCATCTGCCAGCAGCTCGTCCACGGTCACCCCGTAGCACTTCGCCAGCGCGACGGCCGTGCCGATGTTCCCGCCCGTGGTCTTCCCGCACTCAAGGCTCATGATCGTCCCCTGGCTGATGCCCGTGACGTCCTCCACCTGGCGGCGGGTCATCCCGCGCTCCATGCGGATTCTCTTCAGCTTCTTTCCGCCCAATTCCTTCTCCTTCCTAGAACTCGATCACCGACTGGCCGGCGCCCAGGAACTTCTGGGCGAAGTAGGTCTGGCCCTTTCCGGTCAGCTTCGTGGTGAGGTTCACCGACACGTGGCCGTCCGAGTGGGTCACGGCCGTCTCCTTCACGCGGAACAGGCCCTGCTCCACGTACTTCTGCAGCGGGACGTTGCGGTTGCCCCCGCTCTTGCCCAGGTAGCCGTTGTCGCGCATCCAGGCGAACAGCCGGTTCTGGCCCATCCCCTTCACGCCGTTCTGGCGCAGCAGCTTCGCGAACTGCCCGATGAGCATGCAGCTGTCGGACGTGGACACCGCGTCGGCGAAGAGCGCCTTGGGCCGCATCCGCTCGTTCTCGCCCTCCAGCGACTCGATGCGGGCCTTCTGCCGCTCCATGGCGTCGCTGGCGGCCAGCAGCGCCCGCGCCAGCAGCTCCTCGGTCGTCTCGCCGGGCACGTCCGCCACGTAGGCCCAGCGCTTGCGGATGGCGGGCAGCACCTCCTCGAACAGCCACGCCTCGAACTTCTGCGCGGTCGGCAGCTTGCTCGACACGATGAGGCGGAACACGTCCGGCTCCGCGATGAAGCGCGCTTCCTGGGTTCCCCCTGGTGTCTCAAGGGGATAACGTTTAGTTCCCCCCTTGCAGTGGTCTCTCACTGCTTTGTTCGGGTTTGCGTAACCGAGCGCCATGGCCACGTCCTTGGCGCAGAACAGCTCGGTTCCGCCCTCGTCCACCATGGCGCGCACGGCCCCGAACTCCGGGCTGTCGAACAGTTGGATTTCGCTCACTTCTTCCTTCCTTTCTCTTGTAAAATCTTTTGGCACGCGCATACGCACGAGGACGGGAGGGGTCATGTCCATAGCGTGGTACCAGTTCCGCGAGCTCCGATGGCTTCGCAAGAACGGCGATGCCGCATTCGGCGCCCGCTTCGAATCGCTCGCAGACGAAGAGGCCGCGGACCTTCGCGAGCTCTATGGCGAGCTGGACGAGCTCGGCCTCGTGGACGGCCTTCTCTTCGCCGACAACCGGGTGTGGTGCGCGCGCTTGACCGCTAAGGGGAAACGCGAATCCTCCATCCCCCGGTTGGCCGCGGGCATCGCCCAAAACGCGGCCGGTTTCGCCGCATCGGTCCTGCGCGGCTTCCTGTCGGGCAGCGCCTGCATGGCGCTTGCGGGCGCCATGGCTCATGCGAACGCGATAGTCAGCGCCTTCCAAGCCATGTAGGCGCCGACGGCGAACCCGGCAAGCCAAAACGAATCCCTCCATTTCACTCGGTTACCCCCTTTCTTCCGAACCTGAACTTGCACCCGCCGGAGGCTTCCCCCGGACGGGTCGCGCTCCGGGCACTCGCCCGTGCGCTCGATTCGGTTGTCAAGGTGCCAGCTTGCTACCAGATTTCTACCAAATTTGGTAGATGCAGCATGACGAATGGTTACCAACTTTGGTAAACTTGTCAATAGATATTTACAAGAAAATACCCAGAATGGTAATTTTGTTTGGTAATTACATGCTAGAAAAATGTTAGGAACATGGAATGACTAACGAGACTGCTGTTTTCAACGAGAGCCTTAGAGACCTAATGGTTCAGAAGTTCGGAAGCGTTGCCGCATTCTCTCGCGCTGCAGACCTTCCCCCAACAACCGTGTACAACGTAATCAACCGTGGGGTAATGAGCGCCGGCTTCGACACGGTCATGAAGATTTACGACACGCTGCAGATCGACTGGGCGTCCATGAAGTTCGGGGGCCCGGCGAAATCGAAGCTCCCGGATTTGAGCGCCTCGTTCATCCAGGTCCCCGTCTACGGCGCCATCGCCGCGGGCACGCCCGTGGAGATGCAGGAGGTGGAGCGCCACGCCCCCGTGCCCGAAGAGGTGATGGGCAAGCACCCCGCCTCGTTCCTGCTGCGCGTGGAGGGCGACAGCGTGAACCGCCGCATCATCAACGGCTACTACGCGCTCGTCGACCCGGAGGAGGCCGAGCCGACCAACGACCGCGACCTGTTCGCCATATGCGTCAACGGCGATTCCGCCACCATCAAGCGCTACCGGCAGCTGGCCAACGGGTGCGAGCTGCTGCCGGACTCCTACGACCCCACGTACCGCCCCATCATGTTCGATTACGGCCAGGACGACACGCCGCTGGTGACCATCATCGGCAAGGTGGTCTACGCCGTGATGCCCTTCGACTTCGACCTGTAGAAAATTATAAACTTTTATATAGATTTCTATTGCAAAATACTATACAAATGTTTATAATATATTCATCGGATGAAAGGAAAGCCGATGGTAAAGCGAAAGGATGTGGTGAGGTTTTTCAAGGAGGAGGGCTTCGCGATCGTGAAAGGAACCAACCACGACAGGCTGGTCCACCCCGACGGAAGATGGACGACGCTCGGGAGGCACACGGAAATCGGGAACAAGCTCTTCGAGGAGATGAAAAAGCAGGCGGGGCTGAAATAGCCCCGCCCCTCCCCATCGGGAAGGAGCCGAAAATGCTTCATGTTTACGAGTTCGAGGTCTTCGAGGACGAGGGCCTGTTCCTCGCGTTCCCCTTCGACATGGACGGGGGCACCCAGGGGCGCGACATGGCCGAAGTGGCCGAGATGGCCGCCGACTGGCTCCAGACGGAGATGGAGCACCGCGCGATGCACGGGCTGCCGTTCCCGGCCCCCACTTTCGGGAACGCCCTGGAGCACGGGGGGGAGCGCCTCGTCGTCGCCGTCAATGCGGGGAAGGACACCGTCGCGCGCATGACCGCCGCCGCTGCGGCGCGGGAGCTGGGGGTGACCCCGTCGCGCGTGTCCCAGATGGTGAAGGCGGGCCTCCTGGAGTCTTTCGAGGACGACGGCCGCACCTGGATTTCGCGCGGCAGCGTGGAGGCCAGGAAGGCGGAGGCCCCGAAAGCGGGGCGGCCGAAGAAGGAGGCCGCCGCGCCCAGCGCGGTATAATGCCCCGGAAAAGAGAGCGGAAAGGGGCGAAGAGTGGGCGCTGACGACATGCACGTGGTGATGTACAAGGTGCTGGCCTACCTGTACGACTGCATGAAGAGGGGCGAGGAGCCGCAGAAATCGAGGCTCGCGCCCGGCGGGGACGTGGCCGGCCCCATACCGCAGAGCTACTGGGACGAGATAATGGCCCAGCTGGCGGACAGGGGGCTCGTGAGGGGCGTCTCCGTGATTTGGGCGGACAACTCCCCCACCGTGGTGCTCGCAAGGCCCACGGTGACGCTGGAGGGCGTGGAGTTCCTCCAGGACAACTCGATGATGCGCAGGGCGCTGAAGTTCCTGCGGGAGACCAAGAGCGCCCTGCCGTTCGTGTAGGGAAAAAAGGAGGCCCCGCCCGTATCTTTGGAGAGACGGCGGGCGGGGCCAGAGCGGCAACCGAAAAGGCTGCGAGGTGATTATACGCCATGAGGGGCAAAAAAAGGCGCTCGTCCTGGGGGTCCATCGACTCCGTTTCGCCGGACAAGCACGTCATCAGGTACATGGAGGCGTCCCCGGGAGGGCGCAGGAGGCGCTCCAAGACGTTCTACGGCTCCCGCAAGGGCGCGGAGCTGGAGCTCGCGCGCCTGCGCGTCCTGAACGACGTGGAGGGCGCCCCGCCGGTCACGTTCTCCGTGGCCTGGGCCACGTGGGTGGAGCCCTGGATCGAGAAGTCGGTGGCGGCCGGCAAGCTGTCGAGGAACACGGGGAGGATGTACCGCTCCTCGTGGAAGCCGTGCGAGGAGCGCTGGGGCGGCACCGCCGTGGGCGCCCCGAAGCCGATGGAGGTCCAGGCATGGCTAGACCCCATGTCGAAGGAGCAGGCGCGCTCGGCCCTGAGGATGATGCGCAAGGCGGCGGGGTTCGCCGCGAAGTTCGCAGGGGCGGACGCGCAGTGGGCCGGAGTCGACTACGACCTTCCCGCCGGCGCCGTGCGCGAGCGGAAGTCCGGCACCTACACGTGGGACGAGGCGGACGCCCTGTGGCTCGAAGTAAGGGGGACGCCGCTTGAGGGCGCGTTCCTCGCGTCCATGTTCGGCGGCCTGCGAGTGGGCGAGGCCCTGGCCATGAGCGCGCAGCGCCTCGCGCGCGTGGAAGTGCGGGGGTTCCGGTTCTGCGCCGTCGGGGTGGCCTGCCAGATGGGGAACAGGGACGGGGAGGTGACCGGGGAAGGGGAGCTGAAGAACCCCCAGAGCGTCAGGACGGCCCTGGTGCCGGGCAGGTACGGCGATGCCCTGCTGGCCCTGGGCGGGGCATCGGGTTCCGGGTGGCTGTCGGACAGGGGCGAGGGAATCCCGATGGGCCATGGCTCCGCCAGGGCGATGTGGGGCAGGAAGCGCCTGCCGATGCAGAACCTGCGGCCGTCCTGGCGCACGATGGCGGCCTACGACTGGGGGCTTCCCGACCACGTTTTGGAGCCTTTGATGGGGCACAAGATGCAGGGGGTGACGGGCAAGCACTACCTGCGCCCGGACACCGCCCAGATAGCCGAGCTGTTCTTAAATTCGCTCGATGAGAAAGCGCGACTTAGGATATTTTAG